GTGGTTCAGCAGTAAATATTACTGATGTTGGAACAGCAGCATCTCCAAATGAGTTTCAGGTAGCTTATGCAGCTTTTGCAAGCGTTTCACAGGTTAGAGAATGGACATTTGAAATATCCAGAGAAGAGATAGACGTAACAACTATTGGTGGTACTCCAACACAATTCACTCCATTTAGAAAATATATTGCAGGTTTTGGTGATGGTACAGGTACTGCTACTGCTTATTTTACAAATGAAGATACAGCGATGGTAAATCGTATGGTTCAAGATGTTTTACAAAGACAGCAAGTAGGTGCAGCTATGAAACTATATATGGATCAAGTATTTACTGGTGGTTCTGTTAGCGATACATTAAGTAGATTTATTGAGTTTGAAGCTACATTAACTTCTGCTTCATTAAATGTTAACCCTGATGATGCACAGACAGTAAGTGTAGAATTTAGACCTGCTGTACAACCTACATTTGATTTTGCTACTACATAAATAGTTGAGTTTATTGAATAACTAGACTAGAATGAGATAGTAATAATATTAATTTATGGCATCTACCAAAACTATGCGAGCAATAGATCGCTTGCGTAAAGCTGCAAATCTACAAGCTACAAAAAAAGAGGTTACATTATCTGATGGTACTGTTTTTGAAATGTGGGTAACACCTCTTACATTAGCTGAACGTGAAAGGGCACAAAAAGGTATAAAACTTGACGATGCAAATGAATTTGCTTTGCGATTATTAATGTCTAAAGCACAAGATGAAACAGGGCAGAAATTGTTTCAGTTGGGTGAGATAGATGTTCTTAAAAACGAAGTAAGAGATTCTGACTTACAAAAATTGATGTTAAGTATTATTCAGGAGGAAGAAGAGCAAATCGACCCAAAAGATTAAGCACTGAACTGCGTAAAGATGGTTTGATGATGTTGCAGTTTGGTATTGCTAAAGAGTTAGGAATGAGTCTTGTTGATGTTAGAAAAATGACATTAGAGGAAGTAATTGGTTGGAGTGCTTATTTTCAAGTTTTAAATGAAGACCGAGAGAAAGAAATGGAAAAAATTCGTAGACGAAGGTAGAATAAGAAAAAATAATTTTTTGTGATTAAGGAAACTGCTTCTATTGAGATTGCCGTAAAAGGCATGAATCAGGTTAATCGCTTGACTCAAAAATTAGAATTATCATCAAAATCAATAGATAAAGTTAATAAATTATTAGCAGGTAAAAAAGGTAGAGGTTCTATTTTTGCTGATTATTTAGACGGAGTAAAGTTATCTGTAAGGAGTACAAATAGTCTTAATAAAAATTTAGCTTTAGCTCAAAGCAATTTTAATAAAGTAGCTCTTGGAACTAAGAGTGCAACTATAGCTGCAAGAGATTTTGTGAGAGCTAATAGGGCTGTTGCTGATGGACTTAGAGAAAGGAATAGATTAATTGAAGAGGCTGAAAGAGTTGTTGCCTCTGAAAGATTTAGGAGAGGTGATTTATCAGGAGATCCTAATGCCTATTCTAGACCTATAGGTCCACGACCTTCAGGTACAAAAAGTTCAAGAAGAGGAAATCCTAGATTTAATAGAGGCAATTTTGGAAATATAGCTAGTAGTGCAATTATTGGTGGTTCGTTTCCTTTGCTTTTTGGGCAAACAGGTGCAGCAGCAGTTGGTGGTGGACTTGGTGGATTAGCAGGTGGTGCTATAGGAGGCCAATTTGGATTTGCGTTATCTATTCTTGGAACGGCAATAGGATCTGCTATCGATCAAAATGAAAAGTTTAATAAATCTTTAGCGGTTTTAAATGTTCAATTTTCAAAATCTGGTACAGGCAGTAAGTTACTAGCAAGTGATATAGATAAATTAGCAAAGAAATTAAATATAACTAAAGAAGAAGCAATAGCAGCTTTTAGTGCTTTTAGAGAATTTGGTTCTAGTTCAGCAGCAAAATCGCTAATCAGTATTTTTGGTACGGATTCTGCAAGTTTTGATCTTTTAGCTGCTACAAATAGACAAGCTGCATTAGCTCAACAAATATTTGATGCTAGAAAACAAATAGGTAATGAAGTAGCAAAACAATTATTACAACAAAATTTAATCAATAATCAATCTGTTGTTGAATTAGCGTTAGCTGAAGCAAAAGCAAAAGCAGCAAATGATGAAGCTATTGCAAAAGCAAAGGTTATTACACTTCAAGATAGAATACTTGCTGGTGCTGCTAGTGATGGTTTTAATCGTGTCGATCCTTCAATTTTTGGACAAGAAAGGGCACAGAAAATACAAGAAGAATTTGACAAAAATAGAGCGAAAAGATTGGAGGATTTAAAAAATTCATTAAGAGAAGTTCGAGAATTACTTGGTCTTGTTGATGAAGCTCAAGGTAAATTTGGACAATCAGGTAATTTAGCTTTTTCTTCTATTAACGATAAAGTAAAAGATTTAACAGATGAAATGCTTAGATTACAAGATCCAGTTTTTCAATTAATTAGTGCTTCAGAAGTTATTGCAACTTCTTTCTCTACTTCATTTAAAGACATTATTCGAGGAACTAAAACTGTTCAACAAGCTTTTGCTGATATGTTCCAGCGAATTGCAGATCATTTCTTAGATATGGCTGCACAAATGATGGCTAACAGTATTCAAAGAGGAATATTAGGTTTATTTAGTGGTCTTGGTAGCAGTGGAATGGGTGGAGGTGCACTGCCACCAGCACCAGTGTATGTTGCAGCACAAGGTGGTTTTAGTAGATCAGGTGGATTTAAAGCTTTTCAGTATGGCGGTGTTGTAAATTCTCCTACTATGGGAATGGTTGGAGAAGGTGGTGAATCAGAGTATATTATTCCAGCTTCTAAGATGGATGGTGCGATGGCTAGATATTCAGCAGGTGCTAGAGGTGGTGCTGTTATCCCAGGTGGTTCTGGTGATTCTGGTACAGTTGCAGGTGGTACTGGTAATGCAATAGTTGAATATACTGGTCCTGTCCTTAACTTTAATGGAGATGAGTACGTTCCAAAAGCTGCTGTTCCTGAGATAATTAATACTGCTGCAAAACAAGGTGCTACTGCTGGTCGTTCTCAAGCTTTTTCGGCTTTAAAAAACTCTCGTAGTCAACGTGCCACATTAGGATTATGAGTGTTACATATTTAACAACTTTTTTACATTTAACAAAAGTAAAGGATCCTAATTTTAATCGTTTTTTTCAAAACAGTGTAAGAGGAGATCAGAATACTTTAACAGCAGCTTCTAATTCAATTTTACATAATGGTAATTTACATACATTTTTACCTTTTATATATCAAGGTGCAGCTAAAACTAAATCGGGAGATAACTTAGAAGCACAATTAGTATTAGCTAACAATTCTATTTCGATGAATCATGTAAGAGATGCAATAGCAGAACGACATAATGTAAAGGTAGAAGTATGCAAAATGAATAGTAATTTTACTGTAGATGAAGTGTTAACTGTAGAAAATTGGCTTATTGCTTCCTTTGGCTACGATCAAGAAACAATAGAAGTTTTATTAAGTAGTGCAATAGATGCTGTTGGTACGACTGCTCCTAACAGAGTATTTACAACAGAAATTGTGGGCTTTTTACCTCGCACTGGAAATATACAAACAATATGAAGCCACATCAACTTATTGGTTTACGTTATAGATTAGGTGCTGATCCTGTAAAACATCATGCAGCAGATTGTGTCTCTTTGGCAAGAACAGTTTTAAAATATTATGGTATTACATCTCCAGAACCTACAAGAGATTGGTACAAAAGAGTAAGAAGAAAAGATTTTGGAATATTTAAAGAAGAACTTGAAAAGTGGGGAAACGAGACAAAAGAGTTTAAAATAGGTACAGTAGCATTATGTAAATCTAATAATGGATATGG